CCTAATCCTCTTGGAACTATCATTGAGGTTAATGTGTTCTTAGGAATTACTAAATCATTAGATGCATTTACATTCGTTTCGCTCGTTGTGAAATTAAAATAAATATCTACTGCACTATAAATCATAATGTTTCCAGTTGATGCTTTTAATAATTTATGAGTTGTATTAGCTACATCTCCTGAACTACCAGCAGTTCCTGCTGATGAGACCGTCCACTCTCCACCAACTGTGGTGTTTAATGCTTCTTGTACTGAATAGGTATGTGTGTCTGCCATTTTTTCTTCCTCTCTAAGCTATGACTAGCGTGAATGAGTTATTATTGATGTTTAAAATTAAAAATAAAAGTAAAGTTTTTGAAATAGCTACTTTTTAGATTTCTTTTTCTTTCTAGTTATGCTCTTTTTGGCTCCAGAATACTCCATATCGTCATTTTCTGACTTAATTCGTACATAACCTTGGCTTTTTAACAAATCTAGTTTTTCTGGATGCTTTTTTAAAATATCATCTTCTAATCTTTCAATTTGACCATTATTAAAATTTTTCCAATATTGCATAATTTTTCCTTTTCTTTTTGTGGGGCAGAGCGAATCATACCCCACTTGTTAAGATAGATTTACGATTAATCTACGTTTAAGAAGCGTACACCCCTTTTGTTATCAGAATCGTCAATCAATTTTACTCCATAAAGTAAATCAGAAACAACTTTTGTTCCTAATGCATCAATAGAGTACTCACTTTGAACTCTAACTTCGTTTTGAACTGCTATTGCACAAGCTGTCTTGTGAAAAATAGCACCTGGGATGGTAGAGCTAGTGCCTCCACTGCTTACAGTATTAGACATATATACATCAATACCATATAGAGATCCAACCATTCCAGAACGTAAACCTCTGTTACCTTCTCCGACTGCATCATTTCTAATGAAGTACTGAGCGATTCCAGCAGATGGGTTTAAAATGTCTGCAAATAAAGTTGGATTAACAACCATTGCACATTCGCCATCCATGTAAGGTATATCGTTTTCACCAAGAGTTGCCAAAGCAGACTCAAACACAGCTGCAGTCAAAGTATCATCAGCTGACAATGCTTGAGTTTGATTTAAACCATCTAATTCAGCCCATATATCAGCATCAACTTGACGAGCAAGAGCTTCACCCATCATTTTAGAATATTTAGCTACTAGGTCTGCGTTAGACTGTATTTGAGCTACATCTTCAAATAACTTAGCGACATATTTGTGCTTATTAACTGTGAGTTGAGTCTCGGTTGTTGCAGTTGCATCGTAAGATACATCAGAACCAGCAGACTTATCACTCGCACTTACAATGCTCATTTCAGGGATATGTAAAACATCTCCAAAACCAGCACCACCAAATACGGCACTATAATCATCGATTAAACCACGAAAGACAGTTTTTCTCTCGAAGTATTTGTATATTCCATCCATCCAAATTTCAGGGATGAAATGTTGGTCTGTTGTGGTAGTAACTGGACTACCTTGATAATGTTTAGCCATTATTCATTTCCTTATTTAACGCTTTCGGTAAGCATCTAAGATATTACCCCAATTAGAACGCCTCTCTTCATCGGATAATTCAACCCAATTCTTATTTTCAGGGTTGGCATTTCTTGCAGGAGTTCCATCTGTCGGTGCTACTTCAGCTTTTGTTTTAATATTTAATTTAGTATGAATAGCTTTGAGTTTATCTAGTGGTAAATCACCAAATGTCTCTCTGTCTTCTTCATCCATATCGGCTAAAAGTTCTTCTCTCATTCCTTCAAGTTGTTTCATGGCAGCTTCTATGACTGGTTCTTGCTCTTGAAGTTTAACACCTCGTTGTTCTGCAAGTTCTTGCCATTTATTCTGTTCTGCCATTTGAGCCTCTTTATCAGATTCTAATTTCTTTTGAAGTTTAGATAAAGCCTCTTCAGCCTGTTGCGCTCTACTTCTATACTTTTTGCTTTCTGCAATTAAACTTCCGACTTCAGAGCTAGGTTCGGTTGCTTGTGTTTGGCTATCAGTTGCCATCTCTTTTGCATTATCTTGCGTTGGGCTTGGTACTTCTTTTTCTACCTCTGCCCCTGATTTGATTTCAGACATTCTGTCCTCCGTTTTTGTTATTAAAAACCTTATTTCTTTTTTGTTTTACTAGGCGACCATTTAACTTTATTTGCCCACCACGCAGCAGACATTTTGCCTTTTGCTATGTTTTTAGCGTGTCTTGCTTTAAATGCTTTTCTTTGTTTAGCAGTTTGATTAGTCTTAACACCTTGTTGTCCAAATCTAATAGTTTTTATTTTATTACCTTCTTTAGCGACAACTATATGAGATTTAGTTTTATGTTTTGGTGTTCTTTTAGGTTTATTAAACCCACTAACACCTGCCCTTTTTAATCTTGAATCTTTAGCCATTATATGTTTAAATCTATTTCTATATCTTTAGCAACAAAGCGTAAGATATTATTTTCTATTTTATTTTCTAAGTAATCTTCTACAAATTGTTGATTCTTATCATTCAACCCATAAATATTTCTTTTTGGTTTATTGCGTTGCTCTTTAGCATGACCCATTACTTTTAACCCATCTGCATATAATATTTCTACGCTTGTTTTAGTTGCGTTTTGAGCCTTAATAGAATCTAACATTTTACCAGTTAATCTTAAATTCGGTGGTGATGTTTGCCTATCTGTTGAAACTCCTTTTTTACCCGCTTTGCCTGTTGATTTTTTAACAGCATAATTATAACTATATGATTCAAAATCTCTTGATGTTCCTTTACCATCTTGACTTATACCTTTATCCGCATCTTTAACTATTCTTGTAGCTAATTTACCACCAAGAATTTTCCAATCTTTTGCCTCTGTTTTTACTAAATTAAATATCTTCATAATACCATCCAACTATGTCTGCAATTAAATCCACCCCGTACGCCAAATGGAGTATCTGAATCGTTTACTTGTGCTTCTGTGTACCCTTCAGATGGTTCGTTATTATGAGTTGAAACACAAGCTGGTCTAGTTCTTGAGTCTTGTGTTCCTACATAAGTCCATCTAACATTTTCTCCTTTAAATATATTATATCTGCTAAAATCACTAAATTGTCTAAGCCCAGTATTAACTGTAACATTTAATTGATGTGTGGCACTATATATATTTGTAAACATTAATTTTTTTAAATCATTACTAAACCCACTAGCACGACCTAATAATATTTCTGTATCTAAATCTTTTAATTGTTGTAATGCTTGTACTGTTTCAGATTTTAAAGGTGCTATTCCTCGCCTCTTAGCTTCTTTAACTGCGTTAGCTAATAAAACATCATATTCATTCATTAAGTTATTTATCTCATCTCCATAACCTTTTTCAACTAACTCTTGTAAGAAGTTTAATCGCTTAGTGGTGTTAAGCAATTCAGTATCAGTCATATCTTTCATTTTGTATGCCATTTTTTCTAAATCATCTTTTAATTCATTTTCTATTTTTTCAATATTAGACATAAATGATTCAACTGCCTTATCAACATTATCAGGCATTTAGTATTCTTTCAATTTGACTTGTTGGTTGTTGTGCGTCACGCTCTTGTTGTCTTTCTTCTTGCACTTCTCCTAACTTTATTTCTAATTCTTCATCACTCATATCAGGATTAAAATAAAGTAATAATTCTTTTTTAGTCATAATACCATTTGCCAACTTCCAATCAAGCATTTTTAATTCTTGGTCAACACTCATTGGATAAGACACCTCACCAAAGTCAATAGATAAATCCTCACCTAAATTCATAACCCCATGCTTTTCTAATATGATTCTATCTATTTCATATCGGCTATGTTCCCATTCTTTAAAGTAAGGAATATCACTTTCACGAGACTCAAGGTTTTCAATCTCTAAGATTCGTAATGCTTCACCTGAAGGTGAGTTGCCTCCCGACTCACCCCATCGTATTCTTAGGTGATTGTTTTCTGCTGTCTGATTAGCGAATGCTTTTACACTTTCAATCATTTCATTTATACCACCACTAGGACTAACATATTGAAATGTTGCTCCTTCGGGTAAGATAATCGCAGAATCTATTCCAGACTTTATAACTGATTGACCTTCATCTATTCCAGTAAATACTGGTTGCCCCAATCTACTCCTAACACTTAATGCAATCTCTGTCATAGCAATTCCAATTTGAACTGCACTTCGTACAACATCGTAACTAGAAGAAGGATAAATAACCTTAGATATAGGAGTAGTTCCGTAAGGATTAATCATATCTTCGTTTCCATTTACTGCATAACGATTACCTTTTTGATTAAATTTAAAATGCATCCCAGGCATACCATCCCTATCTTCAGACCAAAAGACATATTGCCTATCCTTGTTATTGCCCTTATCTATTTCATAACTATATCCATAAGGCTCTGATT